CGTTCTGCCACGGCTCTCCAAGGGGTCGCGCTAGTAGTTATTCTAATCAAGAATGAGTCTACGTAACTTTGTTACGTCACCGATCAATGATCGGTCAGTCATTACAACTGGCTTGACAAGTCAATGTCTGTAGTGAGCAGTTATTAAAAACTGTAGAAGAGGGAAGGCATTCCCTCGAAGGCCATCCTGATGGCCGGATCATCACGTTCGAAATATTTTCCAAAAACGAACATGGTTAGAGATCTGTCCAGATCTCGAACTGTTCTAATATAGAACGGTCTACCCATAGGTTCAAGACTTGAACGGATATGGCTCCACACCTCACGGTGCTTAACGGCAGCCTCCTTAGTACGGAGTCTGACCATTCTCGGTGTTGGGATTTCCCCTTTCCACCACATTAAGAAGTTGTATCGTCGATTCAACTCCTCCCCGAGGTTCATCAAACTGATGATACCTTTTTGCGATAAGTAAGCACTAATCGCCGAGTGACCTTTGTTACGGAGCCAGTCTGGCATACCAGCAAGGGCCTCTTCGTCCGATACAACTCTAAGTTGATCGGCAATGGACATGACGTCGATCTTGTCCGAATCCCAAATAAAGCCTTTATTTGAACCTCTCCAAATCGATCCGAGTTGGAGAAGAGTGTCGAGAACAACACCTTGACTGGTATTGTTATCGAACAAACGGTAAAGATATGGTAAGTATCTTTCCATTCTAGGATCGTCTAGATCCGGGGTCTTGCCGACGGCAAGGCCTAAGCCGCCCATGGAGCGCGGCCAAGCTGGGAGGGATTTGGTTAATCCTCTCGCCTCTCGATAATTTCGAGCCCAAAGGATGGTCTTTGCACGATCATCCTTCCATGCTAACTCCTTCGGAGTGTAGGCGATTTGCTTCGCCAGCATGCTTGCGTGACCCAAGAACGGTGTTCCACCGTCGGACTTGACCTTAGATCGTCCGGTCATAATCGATCCTTTGATGGTATCGAGAAACAGCAGATCCCCAAACAGGGTATCTGGCGGGATTCCTTCGGAATCGAAATCCTTTGGAGGTTTCCAAAGGTACTGCTCACAGAAAGTAGCAGTATCTCGCGAGATCGCGTCGATCTTGCTTCTCTTCAACCCTAAACCATCGGTTCGTCGTCGAAGAATATCCACGAATTTCTTCTGGACTCTCAAGATAACAATGTCATCTCCAACCTGTTGATCAAACGGTCGATAGGCATAGTGGGATCTATACGCATCCCGCGAAGGACTCAAACCAGCCATATCGGCCGAGGTTTGATTTACAAGACTTAACCAAACTAAGGTTAAGTGGATGAACGAGATGGGGTCTCCCATGAATTCACCGCTCTGAGTCGTCACGACATCAGGAAAATCGTCAGCTAAGTACTTTTCGTGTTTCAATTGAGTAACATCCATTTCTCGAGGTTTGATCTTAAACAGATCGGAGAACACCTTCCACACAGGAAAGTTCGACATTGCCTTGTCAAGCAATTCGTCCTGGCAATCCAGGAGTTCAAAGCTCATAGAATAAGTAGCTTCCGTGAGGTCTCCCGAGTAGAAGACCTCTTCATCGTCGAATATTACGTTCAACGCGTCGCGAGATTCGATCAGATTCTCGACTTTGTTTGCCCATTCGTCGAACAATACATCGGCTTGCTTGCGCTTGGCCGACGCATCCTCCTTGATGGACTTGCTTTCAAAATCAGTTTGGTTTTGACTAAGGGAC